ACCGCTTTCCCCAATGAACGCAGTGCTTGCAAGGCCCCCCATCCTCCTGGGGCTTGTAACTCTGGCGCAACCGATCCATCCGAGTCTCCTCAAGCCCAGCCGGACTGGAGCGATAACACCTCATACACATGACCGGGTTCGTCGTGTGTTTGCCACACTGTTGGCACGGCCTGCTGTTAATAGTGACTGCCATCACTCAGAAAAAAGAGAACACTCGGTAAAAAATCCAGCCTCACCAGCTTCAGGAATATCAAAACCGCACGTGTCTCTATGCCAGTGCTTGCATTTGACACAACCGTTTCCTTGCTGCTGGCGCTGCTTCAATCGACGGCGCGGGATCTCAGGACAGACATCTTTATACGTCCGTCCTGTCCGAATTGAATGAATTGACTGGCGCGATATACCTAAGGCATTAGCCAAGGTGTGGTCAAACCGCCAATCCTCCAAAATCATTTTTACTTCTTTCGGTGTCATCCTGCGACGGTTGTTGGGCATATCCCGCAGAGACACTTGCACCTCTTTCTTGGCAACACGGTCAAAGTAAACATTCCACCTGTGCCCACAACATTTGCACTTCAGCCTGTAGGTGTACAGGTTTGGCTTATGTTTCCACTGATGAGTGTTGGTGATTCGTCTGAAAGTGTGAGTGCAATGGTTAGCCATTCCAGTGCCTGATAACTCCTGCGCAAATGAAAATGTTTGTGATCATGTAAGCCGCCAAGATACAAAAGCGCACCAGTGCAACCTGATCAGCAATCCGGTCGTGCTGGTGCGCCTTTTCTCCCAGGGCCTTGGCGACAACTCGCCACCAGTGTTTAAACGAGTTCGCCATCCTCCAGCTCAGATGCAATAGCCAAAAGGCACGTGCGAATCAGAGCGCGGTTGTTGTGCTGGCGAACAGGTTGCCACCAACGTGGCTCCGGTTCAGTTGGCCACAGACTGTCGGCTAAAAGTCGGAGAGTACCGGCCAATCCGTCTTCAACAGTCGGTGCTTCGTCGTATGCCATGAGAATGGCGACGGCTAAAGCTTTAGCGCTTGTCATTCCCGGTACGCCTCCATAGCCAAGGTATTGATGAGGCGGTTCAGATACCAGCGAGCCTTACAAAAATCCTCATACGGATCCTTCTTCAGCCACGCCCGACTGATGTACTTAATGACCTGCCAATGCAAGCCACCAACAATCGGGTCAGGTGCGTGCCGTACCCAATCTTCGATCACATCAATGACTTCAACCTTCCCAGCCGTGTAATGACTGGGGTGACTCACGTTGTCGTTCATCCTTTTGACGCCTGAACAGCTTTGTCGCCTTGGTATCTCCCAGTGTGGGAGTAGTCCTTGCTGGGCAGCATCGTCATCCGATGAAACACAATCTGCGCAATCCGCATCCCAGGCCACAAAGCAACCGGATGCATGGAACGCGCATTTTGCAGTTCCAGCGTTAGCCTCCCGCAGTAGCCAGGGTCGATATACCCAGCAAGCAAATGCTCGATACCTTCCCTAGCCCGACTGGATTTGAGCGCCAGTTGCCCAGCAATACAGTCGGGCAGCTTGAACTCCTCCAGCGTTTCAGAGAGGATAAATTCATGCGGATGGAGCATGAAAGGTTTTTCTGCCGTGTGCCCAGCAATGGAGTAAGGGACCAAAGTCGGAGAACTCGGTATTTCAACCAGTAAGTTTTTACCTAAGCGCACATCTAGCGAAGCAGGATTCACTAAATCCGCGTCAAAAGGCGTAACTAGCCCTCGTCTAGCCAGAGTGAAGATGTCGATGTCGGCAAGAATAGCCATAGCTACACATGCTCCCAAGCAACACCACTCACAGCCTTACCAAGAGTGCCCTTTCGGACACCTAAGTCCTTAGCCATGTTGGATAGCGAGCACCCATTACGTTTGTGGCGAGTACCTGGCTCATACAACGCTCTGGCACACAAGACCTGTTCTTCACTAAGTTTTGCTTGATTGTTGCGTGATCCAGACTTGGCTTGCTCCTTAGAAGTTTGCCACGCGCAGTTTCCCGGTTCGTAATTGCCCTTGTCGCCAAAGCGCCCCAAGGTAGTTCCTGCAGGACGTTCGCCCATATCGGCAAGGAAGTTCTCAAATGAGTCCCACCTTGGACAGACGCGAACGCCAGCGCCACCGTAATTTTTGTACCCAGTAACTCCGGGTTTTTGGCAGCGCTGGCGCATTGCAACCCACGACTTATAGGTCGGCGTTTGGCCGGTTCTAGTCGCGTGTCCGTGCTGTAGTTCAGCCGCCATCACGCCGCAACCTCAGCGGTCTCTTGCTGGATCGAGACGTGCTTCCAAGTTTTCCCCCATTTGATGCAATTCACCGTTGTGGAGTGCACGCCAAACTCCTTAGCGATCTTGGCCACCGACTTACCACCAGCAGCCAACTGGCGCTTAATTTCCAGCACCTTCGCCTCATCCAGCACCGACACACCCCGCTTTCCTTTGCCCTTGTGGCTGGACTTACGAGTCTTAGTTTGAGACTTCGCTTGGGCGCGAACGATCTTCTCGCCAGCAGGCAGTGGGATGGTCTGCTTGGGGTTAGTCAGATCCAGCGCTACGTGCTGGCAAGTGTCCAGAGCAAAGCGGGCAGCATCAAGCGCCTTATTGATCTGATCGAATTGAGCTTCAGAAAGGATGTACATGTTCATCCGGTGGAACGGGTGCAGTGTAGTAGGGAAGAGCGGGTCTGTGTCAACTCCTAATTAGGCGGAAATTAGGAGATGCTTAGGAGTTGATCGGACTACTGGGCTTCAAGCTGCTCTGCAGTCAGCGCGTCCAATTCGTCAGCAGCAGCGTAAATGTCGTCAACGTCAATTACCAAGCTGTACCAACCTTCATCGCCCCCGGTCACCTCGTAAGCGTTACCCCCGACTAAACCACGAAGCGCAGAGGCAATTAGCGGGGCCACTTCAAGGGCAAACCCCGGCAGCCCTTCTGGTGGTACGTCGTACTTTTTCAGTGTTACGGCCTGCAGAACTGCTCTAGCAACGGGTGAAAGTTCTTTCATGAGGAAGAGAAGTGATGTTGACTAATCGGGCAGGGATTCCAGAGCGTGGCGAAGAGCGTCTATCTCGTCAGGCGTTAAATCACCACTCGGCCCGAAGACCTGCAAAGCAGCTAGCGCTTTGTCCCTCAAGCTCGGCGGCTTGGGGCGGCGGGCAAAAAGAAGCTCATCGGATTCATGGCGCGAATGTCTCCAGCTCACCCACTCTTTGCACGCCTCCAGCTCCTGATCAGCGCCCCAGCGGGCGGCTTGGGTAGCAATGAAAGTTACAAGTCCTTCGTGTTTAACCTTGGCATCAATCCAAGCTTCGTTCCATTGATCTACTAGTTCTTCTGGCGGAGTAATTGGGTGTTCTTGAGTCATTGTTGAACCTCGTAGTGTGTAGAACTAGCCGTTCTCCAGTTCAAGCTTGATCGCAGCCTGGAAATACCCAGCCACTTTCAACCGGCGGTAGGCAGGACCAGCCTCCTCGGACTGCTTGTTCTCGATGTTTTCGTACTCATGGCGTGCTTCCTGGAGCGCTGCCATGGTGTCGATATTGAGCATGTGCAGCTCGGTATCTGACAACTCCGAGAGCTTGTCCAAGTAAACCGTCCGCCCGTTCAGCAGATACGAGCGGTAGAACGGCACCATTGAATTTTCAGTCATCAGCCGAAATAAAGTTTGCGTCGTTCATCGACCCAGGCATCGTAAGCAGCCCGGTCGGAGAACATGTGCTTGAACACGTCAGGCACTTCCGTACTGGTACGCCGAGGCTGCCGGCGCAGCTCGTGCATATCGTGCCAGTTGTAGCCGCGTGACTGCCTGTAGTAGTCCTCGTGTGCGTCGTAATTCATGCAAAAAAATTGGGATCTTGCTGCCTCAACCGGGTGAGATCCGTGAGTCTCAACTTGAGAATCTCGTGGATGGCCAGGTTGGCTAAGCGGGTGGAGCTGATGGTGTCGCTGGTGGCGAACACGTAGATGAGGTGGCGATAAAGCTGGGTCAAGGTGCGAACCCGGACCCAGTGCGTATCCCCCGGAATGGGCTCTAGACCTACTTCCCAGTCGTCGTAGTCGTCCTGGTTACGTAGGTCACGAGCTTCAGACGTCCCAATCAGACGTGTCGAGTGGAGTCCAGTCGTCGACCCGATCTGTGAGCATGGCCCGGAGTTCGGCATCTGTCGCTGGAATCAAGTCTTCATCTGAAAAGTAGAGGGTGCCTCGGCACAGGGCAGGCCCCCACTCGGGCGGGTCGAGCTGCGTCTGCGCATAGACCAGAACCATGTCGTCAACAACGGCATCGACAACAAGATGGTCGCCTTCAAATCGCAGCTCCTCAATGCTTTGTACCTGGCTCATTTGACCTCCTGTGCAGCTTGGCCGGTGGTGAGGGCTTCCATGCGCTCGTCCCAGGTCATTTTCAGAAACTGTTCTAGGTCGAGCAGACGCTCCAGCTGGATCTCGTCGTAGCTGGTGGTGAATCCCCAGTCTTTGAACTGCTCGATCTTTTGCTCAAGCTGGATGCGAGCCCAGCTAACGGCGAAGTACCAAGGGCTGAGCTTGGAGCGGTCGAAGTGGACTTGAAGTGGATCTTGCATTGTTAATCAGTAATGGAGGGCTCGCCGGGGCGGGCTTGCCCTTAGTGTTGCACACAAACAGCCCAACCGCAAGGCCAGGCTGTTGCATCTCTTCACAATCGCATTGGTGGGCTGGTGCTGGCTACGCTTTCGTCCTAGACCTTTTTCGAGGATCTAGGCGGTACCGCAGAGGCAGGCTGCGGTAAGGCCAGTGGTGCGTGAGCCCTGGCCACCTGCCACCTACTTAGGTGATCCAGTGATGCTCTAGCCGGTGTGCTAGAGCTTGTTGGTGGGCAATACAGGGCTGGTCGTAGACCCCTACATAGATCTTCTTTTTGGTCAGCGGGTGTTTGTATTGGGCTTCAAAGCGCCCGGACCGCCTACGCCTGACGTACCGATACGGTATTTCACCCGTTACTCGGCAGTTTCGAGTGTTTACCGAAGGCGTAGCCCACCTCAGATTGGTTAGGAGGTTGTTGCTGCGGTCTCGATCAATGTGGTCGACGAGCGTACAGCCCTCCTGCGGAAAGATCCCGTTCAACAACAAAACCAGCCGATGGCACATGTAGTGCCTACCTTGAAATTGCAATTTGTAGTAGCCACGAGGATCTCGGCTGCCAGCTGGTTGACCAGCAGAAATTGACCTGCCAGAAGCCTTAACCCAGCGAAGCCCACTGGGTAAGGCTGGGTCTGTTTGCAGGTACTCGCGCAGAAGCTCAAGTTCAGTCATGTAGCGCAGGGCAATGTTTTGCGTGAGGACCCACCACCGGCTACCCCTATTAACGAAGGTGACTACTGGGCTTCAAGTTCGGCAGCAAGAACGAGGAATTTACGCCGAATACGAATCCACTGCTCACGACGCGCGTCGTCGTGTTCGTCGCCAACAGCGTTGACCATTTCTGGCACCACCTGATCCGCAGCAGCTCGCAGGGCGGCGGCGGCAATATGGTGCAAGTCTGTGGGGTGTATGCAGTCGTCTTCAACGGCATCCAGCACCGCCTGCGCGGCGGGTGATAGGTCAGTCATTCTTCAACCTCATAACGCTTGCCGATGGCAGCAGCCCAAGCCACCAGATCACTGGCACGCACCAGTTGCACTCCATCTT